CTGCTGATATAGCATCTTCTAAGAAAATGAACAATCTACGAACGTTGATTCGGTCAAATGCCGATCTCTTACCAAATCCTGTTTTGTCTCCAAAGAGGACAATACCAGCACCTGGTGAAAGTATTACAGGGTTAACTCTATTTGAATATAGAATGTCTCTCTGTTTCTTGCCTGGATTATAGACAAGTTTAACTGAGTTAAGTATCACACCCCTTGCGGTTCCTGCGGGAGAGAACCAAGGGAACTGTTCTAAATCAGTTCTTGCACAAGTTCCAGCAATGTCACCGTTTAGTGGTACATATCTAAATGTGTTATTGAATCTATCAAACATATATTTGTATCCACTATCGAATACACCATATGTTGTTGATGATATTGGAGCATAGTATCCAACTATGTTCTCAGTCATCGTGTCAATATTATTAACTGTTACAGTTCCTACAGATGTATCATTTAAGAATGCTTGACGATAAGGTGAAATAAATGCAACTGCATCTTTTCTTGCCTCTGCGACAGCAATACATTTTTCAGCAACTGCCTGTGACTTTTCTTTAGTATGATGAGCAGCACCCATCATTATAAAGTCAACTTCTATCTCTTCTTTATTTGCAAACAATTCTAAACCACCGATAATATCATCGATTCCAGAATCTAAAGCACCGACTGTAGTGTAATCTGTTTTTCCACCGTAGTTTTTACCACCTGTTAGTGAAGCAGTAAATACTCCAGAGGCACCAAAGTTTACTCCATTCGCATCTTGATCCCATCCACTGTCAGCATCTAGTGTGTTAGTTGCTTGTACACTGAATCCAGTAGTTGTGATTCCTGCAGGAGCACTACCACCGTAAATGTACTGTGAATTAGTTGCAAGATATTTTCTCCAGTATGCTGTTGAACCAACTGAATATTCAGCATCTTTTGCTTTTGAAAGATTTAAATGCTTTTCAAGAATTGTTCCAGCATTACCAGTAATTGTTCCTTTGTCATCTATGACAACAACGTGTATTTCATCAAATCTACCGCCTCTTGCAGCAGCATAAGTTGAAGTGCCTGGTGCATCTGCTAACTGATCCCACTCTAATTTAAGTGGATTACCATTTGGATCAGTAGTTGTTAAAACAACCTCTTGCTGTTCAAACCAATCTTGAACTTGACTTATTGCAAATGTTCCACCTGATCCAACTGCTGAACCTGAAGGGGATACACCGATTATACCAGTTCCGAAGTTATAAACTCCTCCATTCTGATAATTTACATTTGTTACTGTTCCAGCAGCAGAAACGTGTGCAAGAACTTTAACCTCTGCAGTTGTCCCTGTAAATCCAGTAACAACACCTTTAACGTAACCATCAAGAACACTAGTTCCACCAGCACCAGCAACGACTCTTCCAGCAACAGTTTGTGTAACTGCCATACCAACTGTACTGATTCCAGATACAGTTAGAATTTGGTCTGCCTTCGCATCTATAATTGAAATTCTAATTCCATTCGCATAACTACCAGGTGTTTTTGCAGCGACAGTTATACCAGTGATAGTATTATCATCGTAACCAAGTTGATTATAATGTGTGTCACTCTTAATAAGTATTTCAGGTGAACCATCTTCTGATGCGTTCTTTAAACCAGCATCGTTTGCACGAATTACTTGCATCGTGCCACCATATGCGAGGAAAGAAGATGCAACCATCCAATACTCGTAATGATTATCTATTGAATAAGGTTGTCCAAAAGTTTGTAATAGATCTTCCTCACTCTCAATAAGTTGTGCGTCCTCCACAGGACCTTTTGTAAATGGAGCAACTAACGCACCAATAGACCCAGTGGTAGGGTCTACGTTTCCGATTGTTAGATCAACTTCTCTTACTAGGACACCAGGAGAGGCTAAATTTACCGCCATCTT